ATTACCACCTTTTTTAGAATATTTGGATTGTACTAATAATAAATTAACTATTATACCATTTCTTCCTAAAACTCTTGGGTGGTTGTATGTATCAAATAATATTTTGACCGAATTGCCATTTCTACCCTTAAAGTTAAGAATACTGGAATGTTCTAATAATAATTTGTGTAATCTTCCCAAATTACCAACTAAAGTTAAATATGTGTATTGTATTAATAATAATTTAACTGATTTACCTGATATGCCAGAAAATATACATTATCTATTTTACTCAAATAATCCTATTTATAATTTTGTAGACATGTATTTTTACGGGAGTAAAATAGCATATTTTGAATGGAAAGATTCATATAAAAAAATATACGTATCTAAATTATCTAATTGGTTTTTGGAATGCAAATATAATCCTAAATATAAATATTGTAGAGATAGAGTTAACTCTGAATACGATGAACTAATTAAATGCTAATAAGTTTATTTAATATCGTTTATAACTTATTTAAATAATAGATTATATAATTATAAATGAATAAATATACATTTTTTTATATTAATGGATGTCCTGGTGCACGAGCTGTACGATTGTATATGAAATATAAAAATGTTTTAGCCGAAGAAGTATTATTGAATATGAGCAAAGGTGAACATAAAACCGAAGAATATTTAAAACTTAATCCAATGCACACAGTTCCAACCCTAAAAATAGAGTATCCAGATGGTAGTGTGGAAGGTGTATATGAATCAAGGATAATACTTAAACATTTAGATAACAACACTGATATTGAAGTAGATAAGTGGTTATATTGGGATTTAGGATTTTTGTATCCAAATGTAGGTAAAATAATTTATCCACGTATTTTTAGAAATGAAGAACCAAATATAAAAGATCTTCCTAATTTAGTTGAAAAATTTGAGTATTTAAATAAAACATTAGAAACCCGCGATTTTTTGGTTGGCGATACTTTAACAATAGCAGATATATCTTGTTGTATGATAATTGAAAACAGTCAAATATGCAGTGATTATATTGATGTAAAAGATTATCCAAATATAGTATCATGGATAGAAAATATAAAAAAAAAGGTAGGCTATGATAATTGGAATGAAGTAATGATACCATTTTATAGAACTAAGAATTAATGATTAGTACCTCTGTTTCTAGGTTGTCCAGTTCTTTTAGAATAATTATATGTTGACGATTTATTAAATTTATAATTTTGATCTTTGTAGTTAGATACATGGATATTTTTAAATTCATACAAATAAATATTAGTAAGTGGTTCGTATTCTTTGTTAACTGTATTGTTCAAAGCATTAAGGATAAGAAGGTTAGTCAAAAGTGTATTCATAGTGTTTACTTATAATTAATATGCACAATCAAATTGAAATCAATTTTATACTTTTATTATGATTTAAAAATAATAGTTTACTTTATACTATGTTTAACATAGACAAACGTAGTAAAATACTAAACACATCTATAATTTCCCCAGCTGCTCTGGGTAAAGGATTAAAAAATACAATAGATGAAATTAAAAGTTTTTCTATAAAAGGTAAACAACATATTTTATTTTCTGACTATCAATTAACCTATGGGAAAAATCTAAGTACTAATATAAATATACCTTATATCAAAAAATATATAGTAAGAGATTTACTTATAATTAATCATCCTGATGATGCAGAACGGTTAGCAAATAAACATATTAAAAAAAATCCTATGTTAGAACCTCTTCTATATAATAGTATTATTTCAACTACTAATGTGATAGAATGGAAACACCAACGAAAAGTTTTTAATCAAGCATTTAGTGTTAACACAGAACTTAAAAAACTTATTCCTATTTCAGTTAAAAGATCTGAATTTTGTGTTAAATTGTTGTGGGAACATAGTAACGAAGGCACAAATGAAGTCAATATTAATGATTTTTTTTTAAATGAAACAATGGCACAACTCCAGCTAGCGATGTTTGGATTTTCGAATGAGTTTCAAGAAAAAACAAATGACAAAATTCGCAAAGCATTTAATGGTAGTGAACCTGACTATACTAAAGAATATTTTTATGATTTCTTGGAAGAATTAAAAGATGGGAGTGGACCATTAACAGAAGCGTTTAGCAATAGGATTCCTAAAGATAAAAAAGAATTATTTGGAAATGCTATGATATTTTCTTTTGCAGGACATGATACGACTGGTAATACTTTATCTTTTTTAATGTATGAATTAAGTAAAAATCCTGAGTCCCAATATACACTACAAACTGAAATAGATTTATTTTGGAAGATGCAAGAGGAACATCCTATAACATATGAAGATTTTAAAAGACTTCCATATATGACGCGGTGTATTAATGAAACACTTAGGTTATGGTCTCCAATTCCTAATGGAACATATAGAGAACTTATAGAAGATGATTATATAATTGGTATTAATAATGAAAAGGTGATTGTTCCAAAAGGCACATATGTCCAAATACCGAATTGGTCACGTCATAGAAATCCGTTGCTATGGGGAAGTGATGCACATATTTTTAATCCAAATAGAGAATTCAAAGACGATGAGATTTGGAATAATAGTGTTATAAATAGTTATAATCCAAGTTCAGAACGATTTAGCCCATTTACCTATGGACCCCGAGATTGTATTGGTAAAAACTTTTCACAAATAGAAATGCGCATCATATTACTCCATTTATTAAAACATTATTCTTTTTCGTTAACCGAAAAACAAATGAATACTTACAATCAAGATGATTTAGGTTTAAACCAATTTACACTTGGTCCACGGGATATTTATGATTATAATAAGAATGGTCTCTATGTTAAAGTAACGAAAAGGCTTTTTAATTCTAGTTTATAGATACTTTTTAAGAAAAAGTATAGTCAAAAAATACTATTATTTTGTTAAAACTTTTGTTAAAAGTTTTAACTAAATTATTTTTTTTTTATACTATAATTTATGGAAGTTATAATTAATATTGCCGATATCGTTGCTATTCCGATGTTTTTAGTATTAGTTATTTATTTTGTTCAAAAGAAAAATAAAACTGTTTTTGAATTAGTTTTATTGTTAATGGTATCACTTGGCCTAATCATAGATGTTTGCTTTACAATTTATTTCTTATTTTTTAAGAAGCCAAAATGTTATCTTGAACTAGAAAAAAAATAAATATTAAGTCTTTGCATTCAATACTAATACTTGTAATACTTCCCTAACATAGCTTGTGAAGGACATATTTTAACTTCATTAATTTTATCTAATGTAGTAACTATCATTTCTCCATTTATATCAGAATACCCTATTTTACTAAAGCCCAAAGACATTAATTTATTAATACACATTCGACAAGGCAACGAATTACAGTAATGTCCCTTCAGCTGTGCTGTTTTATAGCTGGGGGCACGCACTACCCAAATAGTGTATTTTTTTAGGTAGTTTTTATATTCATTCCGATTCCGTGTCTTCTTCCGTATAAATTGATTAATAAGTTTAGTTGCCACAGCTATTTCAGCATGTACGCTACGATGAATTTGACCTAATGCGCTTGTTCGATTACCATTATTCATTGAACTAACAATAAATTTGGACCCTTTTGTTATAATAGCACCATGCTTAGAATTCATTTGAGATTGCAAGGCTTGGTCATAAGCTAAAGAAGCAAATTTATGTTTTCTACACATAGTCTTTAAGAACACCGTTTTTTAATGCGGTAATTATAAAATAAAAAGTTTCAATTTTAAACTTTAACCTTTTTCCTAAAAAGAAACTTTTAACAAAAGTTTTAACAAAACTATTTATTTTGCTAATATAACAACAAGAATTATTATAAATATTACTAATAATCCTATAAAGATAATGTGAAAAGCATATTTACTGCATTGTTGAATCCTTAAGGTTCTAGAGTTTTTCTTAAATTTATTTCCATTTTCTGTAAGCATTTCAGTCAATCCTTCTATATTATTTAATTTAGATTTTCGTTCATTAAGATTACCTATATGTTTTCTTAAGATATGTCTTGTATCTTCAATACTATCACTCATTTTTTCGGTATCATAATATTTATTTTTGATTGTATATGGAGCATTTTCACTTCTATAATCCCATAGTTTATCTTGTTTATCATAATCATTATTATTAGTAGCATAGTTTATATTTGTATTATCATAAGTATTATAACTATTATTAGGTGGATTCCAACTATTATCAAATGTAGGTTTCCATATATCATGAGTATTCTTAAACTCTGTAGGTTCTTCTAAATTGATTGACCTGAATGCATTACTATTAATAGAATTATCTATAGAATTATCTCTATATTCATTATCTTCTGTAACCGACAAATATAACGATGGTTGATCTATTTCTTCATCTTGAAATTCATGATATTCTATATTATTATGATTATCCATTAATTAAATAATAAAATTATTCTTTAAATCAAAAATTATTTTGGTCTAAGCTTTTTGAAAAGCTTAAAAATACTTTTTCATAAAAACTTTTTTCTAAAAAGTTTTAAAATATAAAAATAAAAAAAACTTTTTCATAAAAGTTTAGACAAAAACATTATTTTTTTATTATTTTTGCTATACTTTTTATAAAAAGTTTAGACAAAAACATTATTTTTTTTATTATTTTTGCTATACTTTTTATAAAAGTATTTAGTTGGAGTATGCGAGACCACCCATACCACTCATGATTCGGAGAACATTGTAGTTGACGGCGTAAATATTTAATTCTTGAGCATCATTTGCTAATTCAAGTCTAGCATTATCAATTCTTGAGAAATTGCATGTTCCGGATGGTTGGTGTTCTTCTGGTTTAAGAGCAAAAGAGTATACAGCAATTCCATCCTCTGCTTTATTCGAACCCACACCACCAAATCCTGAATGATGTTGCCATACTTGAGCTCTAGTAAAGTATAAACGGTCTCTCGCAGAAAATCTATCATGTCCATTAAGTTTTAATGTATATTGTTCATTAGGCTTTAATACAGCGGATGATACTTCACCAGCAGCGGCACCCGCCCCCCATTCTCTAGGTCCAGTCCATACAAGTTCTTTAACTGGATGATTAAAATTAAGTTCATGTGATTTTGATGATGAAGAATTCATCTGTTGTACTTGTTCAATAAGATATTCATGCGATTGTTGGGCGAATCTACGTCTTTCATCTGTATCTAAATATATATAATCAACATATAATTTAGTAGAACCACTTGTAACTAAAGCAGCACTAAATGCTAGTTTTACTTTGACTTCGTGGTATTGAAGGGCAATTAATGGAAGAGCAAGACCTGGATTTCTGCAAAACCAAAATTGTAATGGAATAAAAAGCATACCCGGCTTCTTGGCACCAGCACTTCCAACACCAGCTTGGACTCCGCCGGCACATGCCATTTTTTGGAATTTTGTAAAAGTACCCTCAGTTGCCATATCATTTATTAAAGTATTTGAAGTACCTAATGAATTTGGTTCAGTTAATTCTGCCCAAACTTCCATCCAGTGACCATAATGTTTATCTATACGTTGACCACCAATTTCAAGTTCAACATAATCTATTAAAGCATGTCCATAATTATTTTCTTGAACATCACCACCTGGGTTATGTTGAATGAAAACACGTCCAATAAGATCACCATTTCTTGAAATAGTAGATGTTACTGATGAACTAGGAGCAACTGAACCATTAAGTGTTTGTTCAATAGATTCCATCGAGAAATTAGTGTGTCGTCTGTAAACTACTTTGAAAAAAGTAATTTGTGGATTTCCTGTAAGATAAATATCTTGAGCGCCATAAGCGACTAATTGCATTAAACCTCCTCCCATTTTATACTATAAGCAAAGAAAATAATTTTGAGAAAAAACGTAATTTAATTAAAATTCTTTTTATAAAAAATTAATACAAAAATAAATTTGTATAAAAAAGTTTAGGACATAAACAAAACAAAAAAATACTTTTTATAAAAAAGTAAAATCAAAAATTAATTTTGGTAAAGCTTTTGGAAAAGCTTACTTTTTATAAAAAAGAGTAATAATAGATTTCCTAAAATTAATTTTGGTAAAGCTTACTTTTTATAAAAAAGAGTAATAATAGATTTCCTAAAATTAATTTTGGTAAAGCTTACTTTTTATAAAAAAGAGTAATAATAGATTTCCTAAAAAAATATTACTTTCTTAAAGAAAATTAATAAAATATAAATTAAATAAAAACTATTTTTTTTTTGACTAAACTTTTTCTTAAAAGGTTTATTTTTTGTCTAAACTTTTTCTTAAAAGGTTTATTTTTTGTCTAAACTTTTTCTTAAAAAGTTTTTTTCTTAAAAAGTTTATTTTTTGTCTAAACTTTTTCTTAAAGTTTATTTTTTCTTAAAAAGTTTATTTTTTGTCTAAACTTTTTCTTAAAAAGTTTATTTTTTCTTAAAAAGTTTTTAGTTGGAGTATGCGAGACCACCCATACCACTCATAATTCTTAATACATTATAATTAACTGCATATATGTTAACAATTCCGCTTGGAGCACTCTCAAAGTTCAACTTGGCAGTGTCAATTCGCGAAAAATTGCACGTTCCAGATGGTTGGTGTTCTTCTGGCTTGAGGGCAAATGAATAGCAGTTAACCTTTGCTGTAAGTTGTGAAGTTCTTGCTGGGACTAGACCAGAAGAGTTTGTTCCTAAAGAAAATATTCTTAATCTATCACTTCCTGCTGCAGCACCACCACTATGAATATCTACATCAAAACCAATAGATTTTGCACCACCAGTTCCTGCTGACCCAACAGAATTGCATGTGGCAAATGATATTGTAGAATCATTAGTTACATTAGCATCATGATGATGAACTAAATATTTATTTCCAACAACAAAAGCACCTACTTGGTCTTCTGCTAATTGAACAAACTTACGACTACCAGCGGCATCATTATTTGAGATAGTGTCAGCAGCAGCTAAAGCAATAAATGTATTATTAGAAAGATCTGTATCTGCATCATAAGCAGTAGCAACACCTGTTGCATTTACTACTAAAGTAGTATTTTGCAAATTGGGTGCTGCTAAACCAGGCATATTTTGACCAGGAACAGCTGTGTGGTGATCAAAAGGTTGTCTAAGTTGAAAGTATTCTTCCTCTTGCTTTGAAAATCTATCGTGTCCATTAAGAACAAGTCTTGCGTCTCCATATGAATCACCTGTCCAGATAAGTTCTTTAACTGGATGATTAAAGTTTAGTTTCATGGATTTTGATCCAGTCTCACTTTGTCTCTGTAATTGTTCAATAAGATATTCGTGCGATTGCTGAGCGAATCTTCTTCGTTCATCAGTATCAAGATATATATAATCTACAATAACTTTAAATTCAGCGTCTACAACTCCAACGGTGGTAGTAGTTCCCCATGTGAATTTGAGCTTTACTTCGTGGTATTGAAGTGCTATAAGTGGAAGAGCAAGACCTGGATTTCTGCAAAACCAAAAGTTAAGCGGAACTTGAACCATGCCAACACCTGTAGTTCCACTAGAACCAACACAACCGGTCATTGCTTTAAGACCTTGTGCTTTTGAATCTTGTGTCGATAATTCATTCCATATTTCATTCCATTCTTGATAGTGTTTGTCAATTCGTTGACCTCCAATTTCAAGTTCTACTTCACTAACTATAGCACTACCATTTTCAATAGATGCCGTTGATGATGTCACATATACTTTGTGAACTAAATCACCATTTCGAGAAACAGTAACAGTACCTGATGTTGCTGATCCAGAAGATTTCTGTGTACCATTAATAGTTTGTTCAATAGCTTCCATCGAGAAATTAGTATGACGTCTGTAAACAACTTTAAAGAAAGTAATTTGTGGATTTCCTGTAAGATAGATATCTTGAGCGCCATAAGCGACTAATTGCATTAAACCTCCTCCCATTTTATACTATAAGCAAAGAAAATAATTTTGTGAAAAAAATTAATTAATTTATAAATAATATAAATTGAATCATTAATAAAAAAAAATATTTAATTAGAGTAAGCAAGACCACCCATACCACTCATAATTCTAAGAACATTATAGTTAATAGCATAAACAGTTAAAGTTGTATTAGCATATGTGTTTTCTGATGTAAATACTAATTTAGCATTATCAATTCTAGAAAAGTTACATGTTCCCGATGGTTGATGTTCTTCTGGTTTAATAGCAAAAGAATAATTGTAAATATGTTTTGTAGGCATTTTATGTCCAGCTTGAACTGGTTGTACTGTTCTGAAGTAAGAAGCATTTCTTTCTCTAAATCTATCATGACCATTAAGTAATAATTTAACTTTACCGAAACTTTCATATGATTTTTGTCCATTAATATATTCAACATCCTTATCTAACCCAATACTGTAATTAAAATAATCATTATTATGTAATTTATCGTCACCATCGCTTTTATTAAGTATAGCATTAATAATTTCACTAGAATTATTTGTATTTTCAGTTATAACAGTATCATCTTGCATTACCCAAATTAATTCTTTAACTGGATGATTAAAATTTATATTTTGACTTGTAGACATTTCTGATTCTTCTCGTTGAAGTTGTTCAATAAGATATTCGTGCGATTGTTGAGCAAACCGTCTACGTTCATCAGTATCTAAATATATATAATCAACCCATAAAGTACAAGTAGGACTAGCAGCAGTACCACTTAATTTTTTTGTACTATTCACTAATCCGAGCATTCCTCGTGTCATGAGTTTAATTTTAACTTCATGATATTGTAGAGCAATAAGAGGAAGTGCCAAACCAGGATTTCGGTTGAACCAAAATTTTAATGGAATATAAGTTGTTAAAGCATCCATATCTGCATCCTTTATAGCACCTTTATCTAAATATGTATCTTTTGCTTTGTGTTTATTTAACATAATATGTTCAGATTCATCATGATCAGTTAATTCATTATATATATCTAAAAATTGTCCATAATGTTTATCTATTTTTTGACCACCTATTTCAATATCAACTTCTTTAACAAAAGCGTGTCCTGTATTATTAGTCCATTGAGTAGACGATTCGTCTTCGGCTGACTTCAATCCAGGTGCGAATTTAACTTCTAAATGCATATTTGAAATTAAATCACCATTTCTTGAAATAATTGCAGTAACTACAGAAGATGATTCACTGATCTGACCACTAAATGTTTGTTCAATACATTCAATAGAGAAATTAGTGTGCCGTCTGTAAACAACTTTAAAGAAAGTAATTTGTGGATTTCCTGTAAGATAAATGTCTTGTGCACCGTAAGCGACTAATTGCATTAAACCTCCTCCCATTATATATATATATATACAAAGAAAATAAATAAAATAAATAATAAAATATATTTAACAATTTAATAAAAGATTAAAGTTTAAAATTGATATAAAAAGAAAGATATAAATTAATAATAATGGATAGAAACATTACTATTTGCGCAACAGATTTAACTGTAATTACAGGACATAATCCATATAAGTCTAAAGATGAGTTAGTATTAAAGTTTTGGCAAAGATATTTTAAATCAGATTATTTAGAATGTGTTGAAAACCTTAAGAAAAAAAATATTAAGTTAAAAAAGGAAGAAACCGATTATGAAGTGGTTAAAAGAATAGTTAAGGAAAATAATATAAATTTAGGTGGTGATTTGTACAAATGTTTTAAATCTAATAATATTAATGATTTAAATAAAGATAAAGCTAAAGTAATGAAGAAAATAGAGTTATCCCTTCCTGAATCAAAGCAACATGAATTTAATAAATCATTTAATACAATTACTAATACTAACTTTGGTATTAAATATGAAAATAAAGGTTGTGATTTGTATGAATCTAAAACAAATTCTAAAGTAATAAAAACTTCTAAATATTATAAAACAGAATTATTTCAAATACCTAATGAATATGATAAAATAGATACATGGGGTATAGGTGGGAAAATAGACGGAATATTATTGCCTGAAAATAAAATAGTTGAAATTAAAAATAGAGTTAAAAAATTGTTTTATTCTTTAAGGGATTATGAAAAAGTCCAGTGCTTCGTTTATATGTTTTTATTGGAATCGGATACTACAGATTTAGTTGAAGTCTTAAAGCAAAAAGACAATAATTCAATTAATATAATTAATGTCAAATTTAATGAGCATTTTTGGGAAGAAGAAATTATGATGCGACTTGAAGAATTTATTAGTGATTTCTATATATTTCTTGAAGACCCTAAAAAGAAAATGGCATTAATAACAGAATGTGATGAATTATAATTAAATTTAATTAATTTATTTCTGGAACTATAATATAAAATGTTTGGAGGTAGTTGTAGTTTAAAGGGTGGATACAGAATTGCTAAAAGGCATTATTTAAAGAAAACTATTAAAAAGCGTTCAAAAGGTCTTAAGAGGCGATCTAAAAGTATTAAGAGACGATCTAAAAGTCTAAAAAAAAGTGGTGGAGGACATCGTGGAGGTGGTAGTTGTGGTTCATCTCTTGGTTCATACATAAAACCTTATAAAAAAAGAGGAGGTGGTCGTACACACAAATATCCTGAGGGTCATCATTAATTAATTAAATTAATTAAATTAAATTTATTTAATTTCTTTGCATATAGTATAAAATGATTGGTGGTTTAAGAAGAAGAAGCTCAAGACGTGTTTCGCGAAGAACTAGTAGAAGAACTAGTAGAAGATCAGGTAGACGAGTTCAAAGAAGTTCAAGGCGTGTAGCAAGAAGAAGTCGTGGACGAAGAACAAGTAAAAGAAGTGGACGAAGAATAAGTAGAAGAAGTGGACGAAGAAGAAGAGGACATCGTGGAGGTGGTAGTTGTGGAAGCCCTAGAGTAAATGAACAAGGTGGAGGTGGAAGTTGTGATGGAAATAGATTTCAAACTGGATCTGGTATAAGTTTAGAAAAAAAAGAAGAAGCTTAAATTTATTTCTTAAAAGTAATAGTTAAATCTTCATTATATTTTTTAGTTTGAATAAAACTATAATTATTTATTTTTTCATTCATTGATTCTTTATTTGATTCAATATTATTATTAGTATTCATTCTTTGTGGATTGGCTAATTCAAGATTCATATGTGAGTTTGCATTCAAATTAAGATCACGTTCAAGCTGTGTCTGATTCGTATTATTTTTCTCATTTATAGTTTTAGATTCTGATTCTTTTACTTCTAAAGAACTTAAAAGATTATTAAGACTGCTATAATCCATTAAATAAACTTTAGAAAAGTTTTAACAAATTCAAACTTTTTAGTAAAAAGTTTTAAATCAAAAATAATTTTGGTAAAGCTTTTGGAAAAGCTTACTTTTTAGAAAAAAAAGGTAAAGATAATGGATTGGAAAATCTATCAACCCTCTAACTAACAGATACAAAAAAACTTAATAAGTATTTTGATATAACCTCTTAAAATTGATTATTTATTAATTATAATAATTAAATAAATGTGGAGAATTGTAGGATTACCATGGCCTTCGAGCCGATTGATTGCATCATCTTTAGATTCTAATATATTGAAATCACATAAATTAAAGGCAAAAATAAATAATAATATTAAAAATAGTAATATAAAAACAGATAAAAAGCAGAATAAATATGATCCAGAATTAGGAATTGAGTTCCCGAGTAGTAGATTTAATTAATTCCTTAAGTTCCATTATTTCTTTTTTTAGGTCTTCTTTTTCTAAAATAACAAAATCTTCATCTTCTTTTTTATATTCAATAGAATAATTACTTTTGTATATATATACAACACCATTAAATAATTTACTACTGGTCCACCAAATCATACCAAAAGAAAAATCTAATATATAGTATCCACAATAAAATAATAGCATATTATAAATAAACTTTAGAAAAGTTTTAAATCAAAAATAAACTTTAGAAAAGTTTTAAATCAAAAATAAACTTTAGAAAAGTTTTAAATCAAAAATAAACTTTAGAAAAGTTTTAAATCAAAAATAAACTTTAGAAAAGT